GTTAATGGAAGACTTGCTTAAAGGTGAGTGGACAGAATTGACTACATCCAATTCAACTGGTAGAATGTCTAAGAAAATTGTGATTGAGTATGACATCCATCAAAAATAAAGAACAGTTCTTCAAAGACCTTGAAGACTGGGAACGAGAATATGCAGCTATGGATGCTGATCTAACTCAGAGGGAGTATGACATTCTTGGAGGTGACACATTGAAATCCCATGAAGGAATGATGTATGGTAGAATGTACAACGATTGGAAAAGGAGGAAAGGTTATGACGAAGAAACCGTATGATGACTCCAACTGGAGAGAAGAATATAAAGCTTATACTTCTAGTAAGTATGAGTTAGATCTCCTTGAGAATGGTCCTCATAGTTTGTCACAATCTTGGATGATGGGAGCATTGTATAACAAGTGGAAGAAGGTCAAAGGTTATAAAGATCCAGAACCACCTGATTGTCAATCTAGTTTAGGTGAATTTTTTAAGCAGCAAGATAAATACAAATAGTCTGACTATGTTAAATGCAAGAGGATATAAACAGTTTAAAAACTACAGCAACTAATGTTGCAAACGATCTAAAGAGTAAAGTAAAGAGTACTATGCAGTGGTTTGTTCCACCTGCTAGTCAATCTGCTAATCCTAGTGTTCGTAGTGGTGCATTGACACCTAACACTGGGTTTAAACCCATCAATTCTACTGGTGCTGATGGTAAACAACAGGGATATCTTAGGACAAAACCTGGTGGTACACCAACTCTTAATAAAGTCCCTACAAAAATAAATACTAATATTAAACCTATAAAGGCAGAGTCTGTGGAAACACCTATCTACGATGCAGTAATAGATTATCTCTTTGAAAAAGATATTGCAGATAGCATTGATCATGCACATGCTATTATGAAAGAATTGGATGGTAATGAGATAGATTTTATTATGAATGAGGCAAAGAAGCACAAATGTCCTGACTGTGGTAAAATGTATACAGGAGATACTTGTTCTTGTAAATGCTAGATGAATAACAGTCAGATACTGCAGCAAATGGATAAACAGATGCAGTATGGTGGTTATAAACCTTCACCTGTTGATAATAAAATGCATCTGAGAGAATGTGCTCAGATAATTGATGATCATCAGATTGATATTGATGAGGATAGAATCCTTGATTTGCTTGCTATCAAATATAGATGGCCAGAACAATCTATGAATGTACTTAACCAGTCTGGAGTTGTCTCTACTGGTTTTTTTGATAAGAATAATTATATCATCTATGATATGTGGAAGGATCTATATGATTATGGATTCACTACTCTATTAAGGAATGTTTTAGATTTAACTAGTCAACTTAGAGAATTAAATAAAAAGTTATTACCTTTAAGAGGATCAGATACTATTGCTAATTTTTATTTAAGTAAAGGTACTGATACTAGAAGACCTAGTTATGATCCACACAGTCATGACTATCATGTTGTGGTTAAACCCATCTATGGTAGGTCTACTTGGGTTATAAATGGAGAACAACAAGAAGCAAAACCAGGATCTGTAGTTATTGTTCCAGCTTTTTCACAACATTCTGTAACGGTTAATGCTGAACCTAGGTTATCATTAACCCTAAATCTTACTGGATAAATAACTAACATGAAAAATAAAACTATGAGATGGTTAAAGCAGGAGTTTACGAAAACCCCTGGATATATGAGGGTGAACCTTTTACTTCTGACGACATTGGCAACCAGTTCGGTTTTGTCTACAGGATTACTAATATCCAGACAGGCAGACAATACATTGGACGCAAATACTTCTGGTCAAAGCGTAAACCTAGAGGTGGTAAGAGAAGGGTTACGACTGAGAGTGACTGGAAGAGATACTATGGAAGCTCTGACGAACTTAAGGCAGATAGAAGATTACTTGGGGACTCCTCGTTCAAGAGAGAAATACTCTCCACCCATGCCACAACAGGAAAGGTAAACTTTGAAGAGACTAGACAATTGTTTCTTAATAATGTCCTGACAGAAAGCTTGACTGATGGCACACCTGCCTATTATAATAGCAACATCTTAGGACGGTACTATCGTAAGGATTACTTCGATGCTGTATAAGATATTAAAATACCCTACTCCAGAGGATGTAAATCCTTCATTGTTTAAAGCAATAAAGGATGAAAATTTATCTATGGGTGTTGGACTCCCTCCAGAGTTTCCTTATCCTTGTCAAGGTGCTTATAAAACTTGGCACTTTATCACACATAATAGGGATAAAATAGAGGGTGCTGATACACTACTAACATGGATAGAAAAACAACTTCCTCAGGTTGCCTATGACTTTGCTGATGGTGATAGGTATATTGGTGGTCTAGGTTATGAACCCGATGGATTTATCATTGATAGATGTTGGGGAATTTATTATCAGACTGCAGATAAGGTAGCAATGCATGATCATTTTCCTTTCTGTATGACCTTTGTATACTATGTAAACACTCCTAGTGGTTGTGCTCCTACTGTAGTAGAAGAGGAGGAAATATATCCAGAAGCAGGTCAATGTCTTTTTATCCCTGGACATGTCATGCATGGAGTACCAGAAACTAAAGAGTCTGGTAGATGTATTATTGCAGGGGATATATTATATACTTCGCCAAAACCCAATGAAACTTTTTCTTGATACTGCTGATGCCAAAACAATTATTAAACACTTTGATACAGGTTTAATAGACGGTATTACAACTAACCCTACTCTTATTCTGAAGAGTGGTAGAAATCCTGAGGATGTTTATAGAGAACTATCGGGTCATGGTATACCTGATATAAGCATGGAGATTGTAACTGAAGAGGTTGATGTCTTTGTGTCTGAAGGTAAGAGACTTAAGGAAGAGTTTGGTGATGTAACTACTATTAAAGTACCTTGTACTCCTGCTGGTTTAAAGGCATGTAAGTTGCTTACTGATGAAGGTATTAAAGTTAATGTAACTCTTATCTTCTCACAAGTACAAGCAATCCTTGCTGCTAAAGCAGGTGCTACATATGTCTCACCATTTGTGGGTCGTGTAGATGACAATTCATTTGGTGGTCTATGCTTGGTTAAAGATATTGCTAAAGTATTCCGTGAGCATATGGTAAGAACTGAAGTCCTAGCAGCATCTATTAGAAATGTTAGAGATGTAGGTAGAGCATTTGAGTATGGTGCAGATATAGTTACTATACCACCAACAGTATTTGAGAAAATGTACAATCATATCCTTACAGATAAGGGATTAGAATTATTCCAAAAGGACTATGAATCAGTGGTAGGTAGAAGTGCGTAGGCATAAATTTTTATTAAGTAGGCTTGTCCTGGAACTCCCATAAACATATAAATAATGGTAGAATTAAGGAAAACAAGATGACCTAAATTCTCTACATTATGAGGTTAAGGTTAAAGGAGGTAACAATGTCTAAGCACAGTACGATTTCATTCAATCAACTAGCAGAATGGACGGAATTCGATTCATCTAACGATGAAAATCTAGTCAACGACTACTTTGATTGCTTGATCGAGTGTGAGGACGACCACAGTTCTTGCAAGAGAATATGCAGGGACATGCTAGTTTAAGTTTAAGTTTAAATGTACACCGACCCTTGACTCTATGAGTCAGGGGTCTTATAATGTCTAGATGATTTCACATATAGTAGACGATCTATTTGATATGCAATTCCTCAGTGAAGTTGAGGAGGTCGTCTTAGATATTCCTGTTTATACAACTAACACTGCCAACCCACAATCATTTCCTATGGGTCTTATTGGTAGTCACAGATTATTTGGTACAGATATATTTGTAAGAGAGCATGGTAATAGAGTTAGTCATCTGCATAAAGATGCAGAGAAATTTTTTGATGCATGGGATATTATAAGGAGTCAGTTGTTTGATGTTCCTGTATACCTTAGAAGAATAGATTTAAATCTTCAATACTATGGCCAGAATGGTACTTCACATATGGATGGTGAAGGTCTAACTGTTATGATGTTTAACAACACTCAGTGGAAACCTGAGTGGGGTGGACAGTTTCAACTCATGGATTCTATGGAGAAAGATGCTAAGGTTGTTGAGGAGATAGAATATAAACCAGGTAGGATTGTTATTTTTGAAGGTGATCATCCACATAGAGGTCTTGCACCAAAGGATCCTTATGTGTATAGATACAGTACGGTATTCCGTGTAATTTTAGAAGATCTTGACAGGTTTTTCTAATATAAGTATAATATGTAAAAACTTATGATAACTGAAAAAGATTACTGGGAGGGCAACATGACCCAAGAAGAATTTGAAGAAAATCTTCCTAAGTATGGTTACGAATATACACCTCTCAAACCTAAAGGTGATTCTATACCATCACAGGTAGAATATAGTGAGAAGGTGAAGAAAATGTCACCTGACGAGAACCCTAAAGGGGAACCACAAACATGGACAGGGTTTGGTCCTTTATCTGAGACTGCACCGACTGATAGTATTATTAAAATGGCAGGTGCTCAGATTCCATGTGGCACAAACATACAGGTCAATAAAAAAGAAATATTTAAAGCAATTGATTGGGCAAAAGAAAATGAGGTTGATCATATCCTCACACCAGAAGGTGCTCTTTCTGGATGGTTAGGTGGATGGGAAGATAACTTAGATGAGTTAACAGAGGCATTAAGAGAGGTTGAAGCACATCAGGAAAAAGCAGGTGTTGGTTTACATTTAGGTACTAATTTTTATGAGTCAGAATATTTTGCTAACCAAGTTTTTAGAAATGAGATAAGACATTACCATAAGAGTGGTAGGTTGATGTGCTGTACATTTAAAACAATGTGTTTAGATAGACAAGCATCACATCCAAACCCACCATTAGAACATGTACTTAAGAGAGATAAAGATGATCAGATTACAATGATCAGATTAAGGCAGGAAGATGAACCACAACCAAACTCTAATGAGTTTTGGAAAGAACCACTTGCTGCTGGTCTAATTTGTAATGATTTGTGGGGTTATCAGGAGGGAGGCCAGCGTCCTCTTACATCTATCTTTAATCAGATGGGTTGTTTTAATATAATTCTACATGCTACTAACGGTAGAAAAGGTAAGAAGGAAGATTATGATTGGTTTATTTTTGATAAGTGGCATGATGCATTCTTCCATATGACATCATTTAATACTGGTCTACCTATTCTTACTGTTGATGCATGTACTGATTGGTCATGGGATGGTGATGAGGATGCAGTCGATGATTGTGTGACTTCTAGTCAGAGTGGAGTGATGACTCATCATGGATGGGATGTCACTGTACCAAGAACAGGAAGACAATTTTTTAAATGGGATCTTAAGATACCTCAACTACAAGATACATTTGAATTTGATGGTGGCAATCCTCAACCTAAAGATGGTATTACTTACATGGATACAGGTATTAACAAAAACTAATGGACAATGAGACCAAACAGGATAAGATTGATAGAGCAAGAACTTTATTCATCGAGTCTGTATTAAAACCTGACACTGCACTTCGTGCATGTGCTCATAACCAACAGTGCTATAATGAATTGATGGAAATCAGATCAAATGTATTAAGGCAGTTGGGTTATGTCGAACATTGAAGTTGTAGATGGTTTCTTTCCACCAGAGATTGCTGAGTTTGTATCACAGTACATAACATATACTGCAGAGTATAGGTATGGTGAAGCAGATAATGAGGGCAATGATAATGATCCCAGACAACCAACTGGGATGGTTCATAATGTTTTCTTTGCTGACAAACCACAACTGACTCAAGGTGATGATAAGTTAATATATGATTGTCTTAGAACAGCTATTGCTAAACATTTTCCAGGATATTGGAATGACTTTGACATCTATAGATTATATGTAAATGTATTTGCTCCTAATGAAAGAGCATACTTTCATCAAGATGCTGATCGCAATCAGATACAGAATACATTTCTATATTATCCTATACATGATGGTTGGGAGTATGATATTGAAGAGTCTGGGTGGACAGAGTTCTATGTAGATAGAAAAATAATAGGAGTACCACCCGAATGGAATACTACTTGTAGGTTTAAGTCACAATTATTGCATAGGGCAACACCATTTAAATCTCATCAAAGATTTAGTATTGCAGTTAAGACTGCTCTTAAAAAAGACATTGAAGAATGGTTAACTCATCCAGAGACGATCAATAAAAAAGATGATGCAGACCTATCGGTTATGAATTAATGGATACTGTACAAGAATCATTCCTTAGAGATGGATATGTAATCATAGATAACTTTTTATATACAGATGTTATCGATGAGTTGTATGAGTCTGCTGTTAACTGTGATTATATTGATGATGATTATTCTAAGTGGGGATATCACTCTATTAATTTTGGTATGGAGAAAGGTTTTCCTTTCACTGTATTGCCTGATGTTATCAATGCTATACACGGTGCGTTCTCACCATTACATCCTTTAGAATTTGACAGAGGATGGGCATTTGTATATAATAATGAGGCTGTAGGGGTTACACCACATGCAGATCCTGCTAGTATAAATGTAAACCTATGGGTTACTCCTAATAATTACATCAAAGATCCTACTAAGAATGGTTTGATCATCTATGATAAAAAACCACCTGAGGATTGGACATGGATGGAGTATAACTCAGATGAAACTAGAGTTAGGGAATATTTGAAGGAGGTTAATGCAACCCCAAGATTTATTCCTTATAATTATAATAGGATTATTTTATTCGACTCTAAATATTTCCACAAAACCAATGGTGTATCTACTGTTGATGGTCGTAGGGTGAACTACACATTCATGTTTAAGTAATCATGTTTTATTCTATTGAAGATTTTGAATTTAATCATTCTTGGCAGGTATCTATATGCTCATATAGAAATGATGTTATTCTACATATAGATGAGGTATATAAGAAACCTTATAAGGTATATGAGTATCTTAAAGAATGTCCTATCAGAGCACATAGGTTAACTGAGGCAGATCCTACTAGTAAAAATGGTAAATCGTTTTATGACGGCCAGCACATATTAGATAATAGAACTATTGTTACTAGAACTCATTTGTATGATAGAATAATTGAGTTCTATATGAAGGAGAAGGGTGAGGAGTATCCACCTCTATCAAGATTTAATCAATTTAGATTAGTAGAGGACTATCCTGGCAATGATGTTTTCTATACTCCTCATGTTGATGGAGGAATGTTAAATGTATTAACATACCTAAATCCTAATGTAGGTACTGATGCAGGTACAATGTTCTATCTTCCAGCAAATGATGATGCTGAAGAGATATTAGAGAACCAAACAGAACATGAACAACCTTGGAAAGATTCCTCATTATTTGTAGAGGACTTAGCAATACTATCAAAGTTTAATTCTATGGTAGTATTTCCTGGTCATATACCACACGGTCAGATCATTAGAGATAATAGATTTAAAGAACAAACAAGATTTACGGAGGTTGCGTTCTTTTAATGAAAGAGTTTTGGAAGATTTGGAAGTATGCATTAGGATCATTTAATGACAGTACAACTAAAAAGTATGATGATATTATATGTGTCATCAGATCATTTATTTTTTTACAATTAGTAATAACTAACTGCTTTATTATTGCAGGAAACATTAGACACTGGAACAAGGACCATGAGAGTACAATGCACAGTATGCAAGACCGTGATTGTCAGCACAGGAAAGCCACAGGTATGTGGTTGCGAGAACCAATTAGTAGTAGATGACACAGGATTTACAGCAAAATCTTTAGAGAATGTTAAATGTTTAAATACAAATGTTACGGAATCTGGACATTTGACTGAAGATCAGTTAGAATGGCAACAACAACGCCGTAAGCGTAAGATCCGCAAATTAACCTACGAGGAACGATGATTGACCTAGATGCAAGATACCATGACTACTTACATTTGAAGAATAAGAAGTTTCGTATCGATGGCATCGAGGAATATGTTAAAGCGTATGGTTATACTGATAATGGTAAGGATATAGATGGTTATTATGTGACCACAGAGAACCATACCATGTACTTTTGTAAAGAAGGTGGGTTTAAGAGAAAGGAAAGATTATCATGAGTGGAGACTGTAAGAATCAACCAATAGTTTTTTACACTAAAGAGATGACTGTGGCAAAAATGATTCTTCTGTCACAGGAGGGTATTAAGTTTGAGATAGAAGAGTTAAAAGAAGAATTGACAAGAGTAGAAGGATAGTCTATAATACCTGAAAGTAACTTAAGTTTATTATGTCTTGTGGACAGAATCATAAGTATGATGCCTATCAAAAAGCATCGGACGCATTGAAGGATGCACTAGTTGCAGCCCTAAATAATGATGAGGAAACATCAACGCTTGAAGAACTGTTCCAGCACTACATAGGTGCTAGAAATAGAGCAGACAAAGCATCGAATTCCTTCAGCATTCATGGTGGCGACAGCGTTATAACTTTTGGGAACGGGATAGCAGCAGCAGATACAGTATCCATAGACACTAGTGGTCTTGGTACAGATACAATCTTTACTGGTATCGGTTCCGAAGCATATCCTACTGCTACTTTTGTTGAAGACTTTACGATGCCTACAGGCGATGATACTATAACATTTTCGTAAATGAAAGCTCTGATCACTGGTATTACAGGACAGGACGGATCTTACCTTGCTGAACTTCTCCTTGAGAAAGGATATGAAGTTCATGGTATAGTTCGTCGTGCTTCTCTTATTAATACCCATAGGATCGATCACATATATGATAAGATCCAACTCCACTATGGAGATTTGACTGACTCAGGTAGCATCATTAGTTTAGTTCAAAAGATTAAACCTGATGAGGTGTACAACCTTGCTGCCATGAGTCATGTAAAGGTATCATTTGAGATGCCTGAATATACTGGTGAGGTAGATGCCCTTGGAACCCTTCGTCTTCTAGATGCTATTCGTCTTCTAGAACATGACTGTAGGTTCTATCAAGCATCTACCTCAGAGTTGTATGGATTAGTACAAGAAGTTCCTCAGAACGAGAAGACTCCTTTCTATCCTCGTAGTCCTTATGGGTGTGCCAAGTTGTATGCTTATTGGATTACTAAAAATTATCGTGAGGCATATGGTATTCATGCTAGTAATGGTATCCTATTCAATCACGAATCCCAGAGGAGAGGTGAAACCTTTGTAACTCGTAAGATTACAATGGGACTCTCTCGTATATCATCAGGGTTGCAACACGAGTTAGTGTTAGGTAACTTAGATGCTAAGAGAGACTGGGGACATGCTAAGGATTATGTCCGAGGTATGTGGATGATTACACAACATGACAAACCAGACGACTTTGTGTTGGCTACTGGTAAAATGTATAGTGTAAGAGAGTTTGTAGAACATGCAGCAGACTATTTTGGATTCAGAATACGCTGGCATGGAGAGGGGTTAGAAGAGAAAGGTTACTGTGCTGCTATGGGTAGAGACATCATCAGAGTGAGCGATAAATACTACCGCCCAACTGAAGTTGAACAACTCTTAGGAGATGCAACTAAGGCAAAAGAAGTCTTAGGATGGGAACCAGAGTTATCTTTTAAAGATCTCGTTGAAGACATGTGTATTTACGGACAATGACATTACAGTGTAACAAATTTCACAAGATAGAAAAGTGTAGGGTTTGTGGTAACGAACACTATGTAACTGTTCTAGATCTTGGTGAACAATATTTGTCAGGTATATTTCCTAAGGAGATTGATCCTGAGATGTATAAAGGTCCATTGACCCTTGTTAAGTGTGACGAATCCAAAGGTGGATGTGGTCATGTACAGTTGGAACATACCTTTGATCTTCCTACAATGTATGGAGATGAGTATGGGTATCGTTCTGGACTGAATGGTAGCATGGTCAAGCACCTTAATCGCAAGGCAGACAAGATCATGGCCGATGTCAAACTTGACTCAGGTGATATTGTATGTGACATTGCTGGTAACGATGGAACTTTCTTATCGTTCTTCCCTAAGGACTGTCAGTTAGTTAGTATTGATCCTACCTCTAAGAAGTTTAAGGATTTTATTCCTGAGAATGTTAATTACATTGCTGACTTCTTCTCTGCTGATACATTCCATGAAAGATATGGCAAGCAGAAGGCAAAGGTTATTACTTCCTTCTCTATGTTCTATGACCTAGAGGATCCATGTGAGTTTGCTAGACAAGTTTATGATTGTCTTGATACTGATGGTATCTGGGTACTAGAGCAGAGTTATATGCCTGAGATGTTGAGGGTTAATTCCTTTGACACTGTATGTCATGAGCATCTATCATACTATGGTATGAGACAACTCAAGTACATCATGGACAAGGCAGGGTTTAAGATTGTTGACTTTGATTTTAATGATGTCAACGGTGGTAGTATTTCTGTTGTAGTTGCTAAGAGTAGCAGCAAGCGTAAGGAATGTACTACTAAACTTACTGCTATCCTTGCTAGTGAATTGGATCAGGGATTGAATACTACAGAACCTTGGAGAGAATTTGGTATTAGATTGGTACAGAATAGAGAACAGTTCTGGAAGATGTTAACCTTCTATAAGGAGAACAAGGCTACAATCTGTGCTCTAGGTGCAAGTACTAAGGGTAATGTAACACTCCAAACATGGGAAGTTACTCCTAATGATATCTCTGTCATTGGTGATGTAAATCCTGACAAGGATGGATCATATACACCTGGTACATGGATACCTATTGCTTCTGAAGAAAAGGTGATGGAAAAAGATTATGATGTCTACATTGTTTTACCTTGGCACTTCAAAGATTTCTTTATCAAGAATCCTAAGTTTAAAGGTAAGCGTTTGCTATTCCCTCTACCTACTCCTGAAGTAGTCATTCCATGAAGTTGAGGACAATGAACAAAACAGATTGTATTTTTGTGGCAGGACACAAGGGACTTGTTGGTTCTGCCATTGTTCGTAAACTTAGAGATCAAGGTTATCAAAATATCCTTACTAGGGATAGGAATAGACTTGATCTAACTAACTCCTTACAGGTTAAAGAGTTCTTCGAGACTCATCAGGTTGATTATGTGTTTGATGCTGCTGCTAGAGTCGGTGGTATTCATGCTAATGATGCATACTCAGCAGAGTTTATCTATCAGAACACAATGATTCAGACTAATCTGATTCATTGGGCATACAAATACTTTGTCAAGAAGTTTGTGTTCCTTGGTAGTGTCTGCATCTATCCTAAGTATGCTGAGACTCCTGTTAAGGAAGAGTCTATATTGACAGGTGAATTAGAACCTACTAATGAAGCATATGCTATTGCTAAGATACATGGCATAGAGATGCT